ACTGATTTTTCAGCTTCTACAACTATTACTTCATTTTTAGCCTTTATGTATTCCCATGTCTTATGTAATCCGAACAATATCTTATTCTTAGGGCATGGATGAAGATATAGATATTTACTTTCGTGCTCAGATATCTCTTCTTTAAATAATCGTCCTTTTACTCCTACTAAAGAGCCTACATCATCTCTAATTGGGATTGTAATCATATTTGATTCAGTGTCATACCCTAACTCAAATTCAGTTTGAGTATGAAAAGATATCCCATCATTTAGAAAGAAATCGGTAACAAATGATTCGTAATAATCTAAAATCGATTCATCTAACGGTTTGATTTTTTCATCTGCAATATCAACTTCATGATTCTTTACTTGGAACATTGTTCTCGTCCAGTCAGATAGTCGTGAACGTTTGTATTTTTCACCATAATAGTCATATCCACATATTCGACACAACCAATGGATACTTTCAGTAATGTAACTTCCTCTTATGTATGAAACTAAAGAAATAATGTCGCTATTTCCAAAAGCATCTTTAATATTTCTTGTATGAGCGTCAACATTTAAGCTGTTCTTATAAACTATTGTTGAATTCTTTCTGTCTCCATCAGGTACTCCACAACTAAAATGCTTTTCGTATTCCTTTATAGAATGCATACCCAATTCTTCTAGTATGATTTCGATTTTATCATCATTAATAATTCTCTCTTTTAGTTCTAGTGCTTCCAACTCACACCACCCTAACTACTTAGCCTTATATCTGTATTCACCGTAGTAATCTTTTTCAGCAGCTTCTCTAACTCTTACTGCGTCATCGATGTTTGTAAATCTGCCAAGCTCAACTTGTTTTTTATCTACTTGTATTCTTGCTACCCATTTTTCATCTCTTTTTGACCATAAAACTCCTTTATGTCCACTAGAGTTATTTTTATATAACACCTTATTAAACATGTTTTGGTTATGAGTAGCTATACGAAGTTCAGACTTTCTGTTGTCGTAGTTTATATGATTGACATGATCTACTTCCTGACCTTCTTTTGCATCCATGATTAACCGATGCATTTTTATTTCTACTCCCATTTCTCTTGTACACACATATTTCTTTTTGTCGATATACCAATAATAGTTTGATATCTTATCATAATCTTCTAAATCAAAAAAGAATGCTTCGCCTTTTACTGTATATCCAATACCATATGTACCACTTAAGTCGTAACTGTTTTCTTTGTGATTTTTATGTATACAACCACAAGACTTTGATGAGCCACTTCTTAATTTAACGCCAGAAACACTTCTTATTGTTTTATTGTCACATTGACATTGACATATCCAATATGCTCCTTTTCCCTTTTTAGCGTTATCTCTTTCTAGAACAATCCAATTATTAAATACCTTCCCTGTCATATCGATTGACTTAATAATAATCACCAACTTATTTTACTTTTACTAAAAAACCAGCCTCATACCATATGTTTCTATCTAGATTTACTTCTGTTACTAAAACCGAACCTTTTCCAGTACCCCTATTTTTAGTAATCTTTTGCCCATAATAAGTTTTGTCGGGGTCTAAAGGAATTGTACCCCACTCATTTTGTATGGCATATTTATGGTAATCTTTTGGATTCAGACGTTTTTCTAGTATCATATGATCTACAACGTGATAAAGCTGCTTTGCGTTTGCGATATTATTTGAAGTTAAATCAAATATATCTACAAAATGTGTTTCATCTGTCATCTGGATTGTACAATATGCTCCTACCGACATTTCATTACAGATATTCTTGATGTGAGTAGTTGTTTGTTTTACTGATTCCCACTGATCTGTTTTATAACCTTTTAAAGTATCGTAGAAAATTACTTCAACCCCTAAACCTAATACATGTTTCTTAATTTCACGTTCAAGGTCTTCGTCAGAGTATTTATTTAACTCTAAGAAGTAAATTCTTGAGTTTTCCTTAATCCAGTCACCAACAATACCTGTTATTAATTCAAACTGTTCTTCAGATTCATATATACCATTTAGTAAATCAGCTTCTCTAATATTCGTAATCGATTCATTAGAATCTTTATCAATGAAGTTAAACTCTTTATTATTACAAATAGTCGAAGCTTGCATTGCATACCATTCATCTTCATCTTGCTCATTTACTAATACTAAAATTGGTATTCTATGTAAAACACCAAGAAAGTTAGCTACTTTAGCCATTCTTCGAGATTTACCTTCATTAGATAACATTCCATCGACTAACACTTTTTTCTTTCTTATTCCTCTAAAGAATTCATCCCATTTAGGGAAAGGTAACGGATGACCGATATCCGGTTTCTCTCTCCATGATTTTAATTTATCGGCAAATTTAGTTCCTAAGACTGTTGCCTGTTTGCCACCCCCGATTACAGTGTTAATGTTGTCAACAGCATAACGCATAGTACTAACAATGTTTTCTGCTTTCATTTGTGGGAATTTAGGATGTTGCAGCATCTTCTCTGTAGGAAATCCTTTTCTACTAAATTCACGTATTAATGAATACTTTTTGACTGTATCGAAGTATTTACCAACATCGTTTACATCTGCTAATTCAATCATTCTTTCAATCTGCTTCCATCCACCTAAGACTTTAAATCTTTCTAATCGCTCTCGATCTTGACTCATAAAGATAGTTATTTTAGATTCACTAACTTCTTGAGAAAATGTTGAATAATACAAAGCAAATGAATCGTATAAAAACCTAGTATCTTCATCATAAAAATCGTACTTTGATTTAATTAAGTCGGCATAATCGATATATAGATTTTCATTTTTGTATATTGCACCAACAAGTAATGCTTCAGAAGCTAAGTCGAAATTATCTCTTGTTTCCACGTTCTCACCCCTAAATCAATTCATCCATAATATCAGCAATGTATAAAGCGTCATCTTCTTGCTTTCTTACTTTACTTGACACTTCATTAAACTTATTAGAATCTTGAAGTTTCTTGTTTACATCAACTTTCATTTCTTCTCTCTTAGCGATATTGTCTTTGAATTTTTTATAATTCTCATACTGACCAATAACAATAGCTAATTCATACAACATTCTCTGAGAAGTGTCTTTAAATTGTATGTTCATAGTTTGTTTGGCTAAATAGTTAACCAGTTTTTCATACATTTCTAAAAACTCTTCATATGTAATCTTGCCGAATACCTGTTTCTTTACATCTTTACCTTCAGCAATTGAATCAACTCTTAAGACATAGTATGTAGGTAAATTAACTTGATAGTGATATTTAATCCATGCATAAAATTTATCTCGCATAATATCGTTCCAAGCTTTTTCATCCATAATTACTTTATACTTTTTAATCTCTTCATCAATTTCTTGATCAGTAAATTTCTTTTTACCACTACTTAACTTTTGACGGTAACATTCTTCATGGAAATGTTGATTGTTAATACGTAGATAAGAGTCTGTTTCCTTGTTAATACTTTTATAAACATCCTTATTCTTCTTAATATCAACGTTGTTTAATTTATCTTCTTTTTGCTTTTTGGTATCACACCAGTAACATTTTAAATGCATTTACATCACCTCTTAACACTTGATATAAATCTAGGGGATGAATATTAATACTCAACCCCTAGCAAATATGTATTACTCTTTAATTAATTTAATAAACTGTTTTAACTGATCGATATCTTCTATTTTGTTAAAGTCCATCTCTAATCCAGCTTTAACAACTTTAGGTCGTAATGCTTTCTTTTTAGTGACAGGAAGCTCACTAATCAGCTTGTCAATCTCTTTTCTTAAATCTTCGGCACTCGGTTCAACTTCAGGGAAAATCGGCTCATCTGCTGGAGTATCAATTTTGTTAATACCTACAGATAGAACATTCTCATCTTTCTCAATTGAATCATTCATATTATCTTTAATAACATTTGATTCTTTACCTTTATTTTTATTGATTACTTCTTGCCAGTATAGAGGAGTAGGATTATCGATAATCTCATTTTGTTGGAATACTTTAGTACGGTCTTTTCGCATAATCTGAGCTTTAATTGATCCGTCTTCATCTTCAAAGTGACGTAATACTGTATAGAACTCGTACTCTACTCCATCCCAAGTATCAGGCACTTTGCCAACTTCTACTAGTTGCATTTTTCCATCAACATCAAGCATTTGTTTCTTAGTTTTTTCACGAGATGTAACTACTACATATTTATCTGTACCAGTAATTAGACTACGTAATAGATTTTTACCTTTCATCTTAATTTTATCGTGATCTTTAAATTCTAATCCTGCTGTTGCCT